GGCGTCCTGATCTCCGCATCGGAGGACGGCGGCGCTCCGGTTGCCATCGGCTTCCGGGCCAAGAAAGCAAACGGCAAATACCGCTATTTCTGGCTGTACCGCGTGATTTTTGGTATCCCGGCCACCAACCTGACCACCAAGGGCGAGAGCATCGAGTTTTCCACCCCTTCCATCGAGGGGACGGTGACCCGCCGCAATAAGGTGGACGGCCAGGGCAAACACCCCTGGAAAGCGGAGGTGTCCGAGGATGACTCCGGTGTGTCTTCCACGGTTATCACGGGCTGGTACGATGAGGTCTATGAGCCGTCCTATGCGGATCAGACATCTGACACAGGCGGCGAAGGGTAATAGGAGGTTTTGAGATATGGATGAAAGAACAGCTACTGTCAATATCGGCGGGCAGGAATACGAAATGCTCCTGACCACCAGGGCGACCAAGGCCATCGCCGGACGCTACGGCGGGCTGGAGAACCTGGGCGAGAAGCTGATGAAAGCGGAAAATTTTGAGATGGCTCTGGACGAGATCGTGTGGCTGATTACCCTTCTGTGCAACCAGCCCATCCTCGTCCACAACCTGAAACACCCGGAGGACAAAAAGCCGGAGCTGACCGCTGAGGAGGTGGAGCTTCTCACCTCCCCGATGGAACTGACGGACTATAAGGACGCCATCATGGAGGCCATGTACCGGGGGACGAAACGGAATATCGAAAGTGAGCCGGAGGGAAAAAACACGGCGGCCGGGTAAGCGATGAAGAATTGTTTACCCGGCTTTTGTATTACGGCATGGCTCACCTCTCCCTGCACATGGAGGAGGTGTGGCTCCTGCCGTTTGGCCTGCTCATGGATCTGTGGGAATGTCACAGGCAGTTTTTGGGGATTGCGAAGCCGAAACGGGAACTGACGATAGATGATGTCATTCCCTATGGAATATGACGGGGACCCCGGAAAGCCGTATGGCTTTTTGGGGAGAGGACGAATGACGGAATGAGCGAGTTTTCGTGTTTACACGAAAACGAGGGATATAAAGTCCATGAGGACGAAGGAAGGAGGTGCGGCCCGTGGCGGACAATTTTGGCCTGAAAATCGGCATTGAGGGCGAAAAGGAATTTAAAAAGGCTTTGTCGGAGATCAACCAGTCCTTTAAGGTGCTGGGTTCCGAGATGAAGCTGGTTTCTTCTCAGTTTGACGCCAACGATAAATCCATCCAGGCGCTTTCCGCAAGGAATACCGTTCTGAATAAGGAAATCGATGCCCAGCGCCAGAAGATCGAAACGCTGCGGGCTGCCCTCCAGAACGCCTCCGAGTCCTTTGGGGAGAACGACCGCCGGACGCAGAACTGGCAGATTCAGCTTAACAACGCTGAAGCCGCCTTAAACGGCATGGAACGGGAACTTTCCGCCAATGAGCGGGCCATTGAGTCCCTCTCCCGGCAGGAGACGGAGGCGGCGGACGCCACAGAGCGGCTCTCCCAGGAGATTTCCCGCCAGGAAGAGGAACTTTCCGGGATGAAACGCGCCTATTCCAATGCGGTTCTGGAGTACGGGAAAGGCTCCAGCGAGGCAAAGGAACTGGAGGGGCGCATTTCTCAGCTTTCCGGGGAACTGCGGGAAAACCGGGAGCGGATGAAGGACGCCGGGGATGTGGCGGAGGATTTCGGCGATTCGCTGGAGGACGCATCCAGTGGGGCAGATAAATTAGGTTCCGGCCTTTCGATCGCTACGGTGGCGATGGGAAATCTCATCTCCTCCGGCATTCAGGCGGCGTTAAGCGGCATCCAGGAACTTGGCAGCGCCATCTGGAACCTGGACGAAGCCACTGAGGAATACCGGGTAGCCCAGGGCAAGCTCACCACCGCTTTTGAGGCGGCGGGATACAGCGGGGACACCGCACAGAAATCCTACACTGAGTTCTATAAAATCCTGGGCGATACGGATACCGCCACGGAAGCCTCCCAGCTTCTGGCGCAGCTTGCCCAGAACGAGCAGGACGTCACCAGGTGGACGAATATCGCGGCCGGCGTCTACGGCACCTTCGGCGACGCTCTCCCCATCGAGGGCATGATCGAGTCGGCCAACGAGACCGCCAAGGTTGGCGAGGTCACCGGCTCCCTGGCGGACGCCTTAAACTGGGTGGGCATCAGCGAGGACGCCTTCAACGAAAAGCTGGCTGCCTGTTCCAGCGAAAGTGAGCGCAACCGCCTCATCATGGAGACCCTCTCCGGGGCCTATGACGAGGCAAGCGGCGCTTTTTACCGCAACAATGAGGCGCTGGTGGCTTCCAGGGAAGGCCAGGCACAGCTGGACGAGACGCTTGCGGGGCTTGGGGAGACCATCTCCAATGTGAAGAACAGCCTCCGGGCGGAGTTCCTCCCGGCGATCTCGGAAGTCATCTCCGCTTTTACCGGCATGGTAAACGGCGTGGACGGGGCGGACGAAGCCTTCGCCGGGGCCATTACGGGGCTGGTAAACACGGCGGTTTCCATGCTGCCGCAGTTTGTGAACACCGGAATGCAGATGCTGACCTCTCTGCTTTCCGGCATCATCCAAAGCCTTCCGGCTGTGATGGAGGGCGCGGCGCAGATCATCGTCACGCTGGCCCAGGGCATCGCGGCGGCGGTCCCTACCCTGATTCCACAGATTGTCCTGGTGGTCACCCAAATCGTGCAGACCTTGATCGAGAACCTGCCGATGATCCTGGACGCGGCGCTGCAGCTGATCCTGGGGCTGGCCCAGGGGCTGCTTAATGCCATCCCGGTCCTGATCGCGGCCCTGCCCGCCATCATTACGGCGATTGTGGAGTTTATCGTGGGGGCGATCCCACAGATCATCAATGCCGGGATACAGCTATTGACCTCGCTGGTCTCCGCACTGCCGGAGATTATCACGGCCATTGTGGCGGCGATTCCGCAGATCATTGACGGGCTGGTGACAGCAATCCTCGGCAGTATCCCCCAGATCATTGACGCGGGTGTGAACCTGCTGATCTCCCTGATCCAGAACCTGCCGACCATCATTACCACCATTGTAGGGGCGATCCCGCAGATTATTTCCTCGCTGGTAAACGCCATCTTAAACAGCATCCCGCAGATCATCCAGGCAGGCGTGCAGCTATTCGTGTCGCTGATCCAGAACCTGCCCACCATCATCGTGGAGATCGTAAAGGCGGTGCCGCAGATCATTGCGGGGATTGTGAATGCCTTCACCTCGTCTATGGGGCAGATCGTCAACATTGGCAAGAACATCGTGCAGGGGCTGTGGCAGGGTATCCAGAGCCTTGCCGGATGGATCTGGGACAAAGTCTCCGGCTGGATTTCCGGCATCTGGGACGGGATCTGCAGCTTCTTTGGCATCAACTCGCCCTCGAAGGAAATGGCCTGGGTGGGCGAGATGCTGGGCAGGGGCCTTGCCGGCGGTATTGAGGACAGCGCCGGTGAAGCGGTCAGCGCCGCAGAGGATTTGAACAACGGCATCCTGGGCGTGATGAATGGCCTGGCGGCGGATATGCAGTCCGCAGTCCCCTCGAACTTTGCCTTTGACACAGCCGGGACAGTGGGTTCCGTGGCCGGCAGTATGGGCGGAGCGGGCGGCTCCTCTTTTGGGACCCTCATCACCATCCAGCAGATGATCGTCCGCAGCGAGGATGACATCCGCAGGATTTCCCAGGAACTATACAACCTGATCCAGACCGGCTCCCGCGCCCAGGGACGGTTCAGCACTGCTTAGGGCTCCCGCAAAGCCGTATGGCTTTGTGGGAAGAGGACGAGCAACGGAATGAATGAGCTTTTCACGCTTGCGTGGAAACGAATGATATGGAGTTTGCGAGGACGAAAGGAGGTGCCTTTGTGGGCTTTTCGTATAACGACATTACATCCAAGAGCATGGGCTTAAAGGCAAGGCTGACCTCCTGGCAGGTCAGCGGGAGTCTGCGGAACTTTACTACAACGGTTCCCGGTAAATACGGCGTGACGGATTTCGGCGCGGATTTCGACTACCGGGAGATCGTGGTCTCTTGCAGTATCTTCCCCAGGCACAGCTTTTCCGCCCTGGTTTCCACGCTGGACGATATCGCTGCGTGGCTCGACCCGGTGGGCGGCTTAAAGCAGCTCGTCCTGGATGATGTGCCAGACCGGTACTTCATGGCAAGACTGAACGCGGCGGTGGAGTGTGAACGGCTCCTGCGTTCTTCCGGCAGCTTTGACCTGACCTTCTTCTGTCCGGACCCCTTCGGCTATGCCATCGAGGATGAGACCTTTTCCATCACGGAAGCGGGAAACAGCACGGTCACGCGGCTCATCGGGAACATGGAGTCCAACCCCATTTACCGCATTGAGGGCGTGGTTACTTCCGGGGCAGGCAATTCCATCAGCATTACCACCAACGGGCAGGAATTAAAGATTGTCAATGCCACCCTTGCGGTCGGCGAGACGCTGGTGGTGGATACCGACCGGATGACCGCCTATGTGGAGGACGCGGACGGGATGATCCTGCGGAACGCCCTGCCGTATCTGGAGGAACTGAACTTCCCCACGCTGGCGGTGGGGAGCAATACGGTTTCCGTAACGGCGGCAAACGCCACGTTTACGGGGCTGGAAATCCAGGCAAGGAGCCGATGGAGGTGAGCGGCAATGGCACTGAAAACGATACTGAACAAGCAGACGGATTTTACCGGGGAGTTCCCGGAAGAATGGGCAAAGGGCGGCCTGTGGCGGTTCAATGAATCGGACCCGGATGAGGACGACTGCCTTTTGGATTCCTCCGGCATGGGGCGGGCGGCATACATTAATAACTGGAGCGGCACCAGCGCATCCCTTTCCGCAAATCGTCTGGGGAATTATATCCGGCTGAACATTGTGAACCCATCCTCCGAGCAGAACTATCTGAAGGTGACCAATGATGGCAGCATTTTCGCAAGCCTTGGGGCAAGGATTGTCTGCGGCGGCTGGATGAACCCCACCACCTATTCCGTGGGGAATACCTACTGCCCGATATTTAACACCCGGTACGGGCCGGGGCAGCCAATCTTCTACCTATCCCTCATCCGAGGCAATCCGAGGATCATGCTCTACAACGATACCGGGTCACTGATTCTGGACGAGTCGGTGGACCCGCCCTTTTCCCTGGTCAACGGCGGCTGGTACTTTATCGCCTGCCTGATCGAGCCGGATAACAAAACGGCGCAGTATGTGGTGGGCGACCGGGGCAGCGGCACGGTGTGGGCGTCGGAGGTGCTTTCCTTTACCGGGGAACTGAACCGCTCCTGCACGGCGGATTTGATTCTGGGGATGCACGCCGACTCCTATTGGTACGCCGGAGGGCTGGACGATTGGTTTTTGGACTGCGATACACAGCTTACCGCAGAAGATTTGGAAAACTATTTCCTTTCCTCCCTTTGCGCCAACGGCGGCGATACTTCCGGGGATGTGGATGGCATCACGGAGCCGGGGACGGTCACGCTCCGGGCATCAAGCGGCGGTTACCCTTCGGAAGGTGTACTGACCACAGCAGCGGCGGCCTGCAATCTCTCCGGCACCGGGCGTGTGTCTGTGACCAGCGAGTACATCTCCGGCACCACGGCGGTTTCCCTGGTGGAGACTTCCACCAGCGATGACCTGGAGGAATGGAGCGATTGGGCGGCAGTCCCTTCGGACGGGAAACTGGTGTCCCCCAACCGGGCGTATATCCGGTTCCGGGTAACGCTGACTACCACAGACACCTCCCGGACGCCGAAGGTTATTGATATCCGGCTCTATGACATCCCGAAAGCGCCCTATGAGAAGATCGGCTATGCCCGTCCGGTGGTGCTGGACAGTAATGGGGCATGGGAGGCGGTGCTGGAAAATGCCTATGACATCATTGTGACCAGCGAGATCAACGGCGAGGACACCCTTTCCTTTAAGATTCCCTACCGGGACGGCAAGCGGGGCTATATCGACAGTGAGAAGAAGATCCAGATCGTGGATGATGTGTATAAGGTACGGACAGTTACCGACACCAGGGACACGGACGGCAGTGCCGTCACAGAGGTGTACGCGGAAGCGGAGTTCTATGACCTGACCTTCTCTGTCCGCAAGGAGGAGCGCACCTTTGAAGCGGAGTACCCGGAAACGGCGATGGCATACGCCCTGGAGGGGACGGAATGGAGCGTTGGCACGGTGACGGTGCGGACACAGCGCACCTGGACCAGCACGGAGAAAAATGCTTTGTCCATCCTTCGGAATACCGCAGACCTCCACGGCGGCGACCTGGTCTTTGACTGCCCGAACCGGCTGGTGCATCTTCTGACGGTCAACGGCAAGGACAGCGGCGCCCTTTTTGCCTACAAGAAGAACATGAAATCCATCCAGCGGGTGGTGGACACCAGGGAGCTTGTGACCCGGTTGTACGCCGTGGGCGCGGAAGGGATGACCTTCGCGGACATCAACGGCGGAAGGCCCTATGTGGAGGACTTCTCCTATACAAGCGAGGTGCGGATTTCCACCCTGGACTGCTCCTCCTTCACGAATCCCTACCAGATGAAGGAGTACGCCGAGATGCGGCTGGCGGATTACGCAAAGCCCACCATTTCCTATGTGTTAAACGCGATGGACTTATCCGTGCTGACGGGCTATGAGCATGAAGCCTGGGAACTGGGAGATTATGTCCGGGTAGAGGATAAAGAACTGGGGCTTTCGGTCACCACAAGAATTGTCCGCCGGGAATACAACCTGCAGGAGCCGTGGAACACGGTGCTGGAGCTTTCCACTACGCTGAAGAACCTGGGCAGCTCCGCCAGCGAATGGGACAACGCAGCGGATTCGCTGGAAGGCACCAGTATGGTATCCAATAACGACATCAGGGAAATGGTACCGTTTAATCTGCTGCGGAACTCCCGCGCCGATGACGGGCTTGCCTATTGGGTCAGCTCCGGCTTTGAGGAGGACAGCGAAAACGGCGCGTCCGGCACAGCGTCCTTCAAGGCGGAGGGCGTGGCCGGCATGACCAAAAGCCTCTCCCAGACTGTCTACCCCGCCAACCGCTCCAGCTACACCCTGTCGGCGCAGATTGGCTCGGAAAATCTGGAGAAGTTAAGCGACACTTCCCAGGTGGGCATTGAAGTGGTGATCGAGTATGAGGACGGCAGCACGGAAAGCCGGTTCATTGATTTGTACTGATGGAAGGAGGACGGCATGGCATATTTATCTTCAACTTCCGCCCGGATCGCGCCGGAGAATTATTCCTCCAGGGTCAAGTCCATCACGGTGCGGGTGTGCATCACGAACTGCATCGGGACGCTTTATATCACGGACATCCTCCTGCAGGCAGGGTCCGTGGTGACGGGATGGGTAGGCCATCCCTGCGAGATGAAGTGGACGCTGGATGGCTGAGATTGCTTTTATCCGGCTGGCGGAGGTTATCAACCGGAAACAGGATATGCGTGTCGTGAGCGTTACCGTGAAGCCTACCATTGCGGACTGCTCCGGCACGATCTATTTTACGGACCTGATGCTCCAGGAAGGCCCGGCGCTGACGGGATACACGCCACATACCGAACCATTCCTTAAAAAGCTGCGTGTGGACGGCGAGGTCAAGGCCCCTGTCTGGTTCAACGGCGTGGTGCGGGGCGAGGAAACGGTCATCCTCTTTAATCTTGGGGAGACTTCCGCTGGGCTGGATGTGCATTTGTACCCCAAGTCCGACCTGGAAGCGGGGGCAGTTTCCCTCTGCCAGGGCGTGGGCGGCCAGAAGGTATCCTTCCCCAACGCCGTCCCCGCCGAAGCGGACCTTGCTCTGCTTGCCAGCACACGGCAGTGTACGAAGAACGGCAGCCCGGAGAAAAAGGAGGGCTTTTACCAGTACAGCGCCGCCTGGGATTCCAAGCATAAGGTGACGCTCCCGGAGGGGAAAACGGCGCGGGTGCTGTTTGAGATGCAGGAAATGCAGGATGGAGGTGAGCCGATCTAATGGACACACTGAAAGGCAAGCAGATCATGGTGTGGACGTTCATGGGCAATGCCCGGATGTACGAAGCCCTCCGGGATTACGGCGACCGCATCAGCCAGATCGGGCTGTTCTCCTTTAAGGTGCGGGCCACCGGGGAGATTTACGAGAGCGGCGTGGCGATTTCGGATATGCTCACCTACATCAACAAGTGGCCCCATATCAAGTGGCTGCTGACGGTGGCAAACGACGGGGCGAACAGCATCTTCCGCGCCCTGCGGGACAACACAAACGGGGCGCAGGAGATGTTCCTTTCGGAGATCATCCGCATCATGGAAAAGTACCCCTGGTGTGACGGCATCGACATCGACCTGGAACGTGGGGACGGCTATTCCACCCATGCCGCGTCAACTGCCATGTTCCAGAACATCTACAATATCGTGAAAACCTATGACTCCACGAAGCACATGAACATCTGCCTGCCGGGGATGACCAGTGTCAACGGCTCGGTGGGCGGTGAGAACTGGTGTGTCTACGGGGACCTCGACGCCTGCTGTGACACGGCGTCTATTATGAGCTACGGCATGGCCTGGGCGGGTTCCGCACCGGGGCCGGTTTCTCCGAGAAGCTGGCTGGAGGGTATCTACGATTACGCCACCCAGGTCATGGACCCGGACAAGATTTTCCTGGGAATGCCGGCCTACGGCTGGAACTGGCAGATTTACGATACGCCGGAGAACCTGGGCGAGACCTACCGGGGCGTTTCCAACACCTACTACGCCGCGAGGTACTGGATGACGGGAGCGTACAACTTCACAGGTGACGCGCCGCCCCAGCCGTTTCTCCCTATCGTGGCCTATTGGGATGATTATGACAAGGTGCCTTACGCCTTTCCCCATGTCTACGATTACATGGAAGGAGCGGACGCAGTTTCCCGCGAGTATCCTCAGCTTGCGGACACATACAACCGCAGGCGCTACCTGACTGCCTACGGCAAGGAGCAGAAGACGGAGTTCGGGGACATCCTCATCGACCGGGACGCCAGCGATTACTCCAGCGCATCCGGCATTGTTTCCATTGAAAACGGTATCGCAACCCTGGGCGATAACGGCTCGGTGACCTACAGCTTTTCCGTAAACGCAGCGGGAACTTACGATGTGGCGGTGCGGCTCTGCTATCCCTTCTGGGACAAAAACGGCATCTATGTGGCGCTGGACGGAAGCACAAAGCACTTCACGGAAAGCCGCCTGTGGTGGCCGTACTGGCGGAGTACCTTCTGGGCGTCCCTCGCAAGCGGCGTAACGCTTTCGGCCGGGACACACACCATTACCATTTCAGTGGATGCCAAAGGCGTCCAGTTTTACGGCTTCCGCGTCTGCTGGGCTTTTTCCGAGGAACCTACCGCCGGGGAGGCTGCCTTTGCCCTTGCGCCCAGGAGTTTTAAGGATGTGGACGGCAATATGGCTGTACCCGATAAAGGCTTCAAGCTGACGCTGGAGATGCTCCGAAGGAAGCCGGACTCGGCGCTCATCTGGTATGAGGACTTCCAGGATTACGGCGTGCTGGAGACGGACTACTGGACGGTGCGTTCCGGCTCCTTCGAGGTGTGGCGGTCGGATGAATATTCGATGGAGCGTGTCTACTCCCAGCTTGAAGGGCATGGGGAGCTTGCGTGGCAGTATGACGGCTTTTCGGAGCTGCATCTGCGGGCAAGGCTGGCTTTCCCGGCAAACGGCAGCGGCAAGGCCGGTGTGTTCTGCGGCAGCCTGTTCTGCTGCTTAAACTACGATACCCAGGCGGTGGAGCTGTACAAAGGTTCCACGCTCCTTGGCAGCTACAGCCAGGAGATCGCAAGGACTTCATCGGCGGACCTGCGGAACAATCCCTCTATGTACACGGTGGAGATGCGCGTCCGTGGGAACCAGGTGCGGGTATATTCCGGCTCCTCCTACACCTTGCGCTTCACGGCGACAGCCAGCGGTTTTTCCGGGGGCTACGCCGGGTACCGCTCAGACAATACCACGGTCTGTGAGTTGCTGCGGCTGGGAGATGCCTGGACCTATGAGCCGTATGAGCGGTTTGATGTGGAGATGCCGGACGGCAGCTTCAAAAGCTACGGCAGGATCAACCGCTCCAACTGTACCTGGGATGAGGAGTTCCAGGTGTTCACGCTGACCTCCGATGTGGAGGAAACCTCCACCCGGAGCGAGGACATCTCCCTGGATTATGACTTCTTCCATTCCGACCTTTTAGAGATTTCCTGCGGCGGGAACTACACGGCAAAGGTCATACCAAAGGACATCAACATCTGGATCTCCCGGCTGTTCCTTGGAGACGCGGACGGCTTTTCCATCCTCTACTACCAGGACGTGGATTCCCTGGTCTACTGGGCAAACCAGGCGGCGTACCGCTGGAAGCTCCGGGGGATGTGTATGTGGTCTTTGGGTCAGGAGGATATGCGGCTGTGGGAATGGCTGCCGAAGCAAACAGAATAACTTACGGGAACTGGCGACTGTCCTGCGGGGCGGCCGCTTTTTTCATACACAAACCATTTCAAGAAACGGAGGTATCAACATGAAGGAACTTTGGAACACGGCGCAGGTGACCTTTGCGGCCATCGGCGGGTGGCTGGGCTACTTCCTGGGCGGCTGCGACGGGCTGCTCATCGCCCTGGTGGTATTCGTGGCGGTGGATTATGTTACGGGCGTGATGTGCGCCATTTCGGACAAGAAGCTGTCCAGCGAAGTGGGCTTTAAGGGCATCTGCCGGAAGGTGCTGATCTTCCTGCTGGTTGGGATCGCCAACATCCTGGATGTACAGGTGATCGGCACAGGCAGCGTCCTTCGCACGGCAGTTATTTTCTTTTACCTCTCCAACGAGGGCGTGAGCCTTCTGGAGAACGCGGCGCACCTGGGACTCCCTGTGCCGGAGAAGATGAAGGAAATCCTGGAGCAGCTCCATGACCGGGCGGAAACAGAAAACAGCAATCAGGAGGATGAGTGATTATGAAACTGGTGGAATCGATCTTAACGAAAAACCCCTGCTATACGACGGGGAGAAAAATCACGGTCAAGGGGCTGATGCTCCATTCCGTGGGCTGCCCGCAGCCGAAGGCGTCTGTGTTTATCAATAGCTGGAACAGCCCGTCCTATGACAATGCCTGTGTGCATGGTTTTATTGACGGCAATGACGGCACGGTGTACCAGACTCTCCCGTGGAACCACCGGGGCTGGCACTGCGGCTCCGGCAGCAAGGGCAGCGGCAACAACACCCACATCGGCGTGGAGATGTGCGAGCCTGCCTGTATCAAATACACAAGCGGGGCAAATTTTACCTGCTCCGATACCGCAACGGCAAAGGCTGTGGCGAAGCGCACTTATGAAGCGGCTGTGGAACTGTTTGCCATGCTGTGCAGGCAGTACAGCCTGAACCCGACCGCAGACGGTGTGATCATCAGCCACCGGGAGGGACACAGCCGGGGCATCGCTTCTAACCACGGCGACCCGGAGCATCTCTGGACACAGCTTGGCATGGGCTACACGATGGACACCTTCCGTCAGGCGGTTAAAGCGGCGATGGACGGCGGTTCCTCTGCGGAAACTACCGATACTTGGTACCGTGTCCGTAAGACCTGGGCGGATGCCAAGTCACAGAAAGGAGCCTTCAAAGTGCTGGAGAACGCCAAGAACTGTGCGGATGAGAATCCGGGATATAGTGTGTTTGATGTAAATGGTGCAAACATCTACACGCCGAATACGGCAGCGTTTTCCCCGTATCTGGTGCGTGTGTCCATCACGGATCTGAATATCCGCAAAGGCCCTGGTACGAACTATGGCAAGACGGGGAAATATACGGGGAAAGGTGTGTTCACTATTACTGAGGTAAAATCCGGCCCCGGCTCTACGGCTGGCTGGGGAAAACTCAAGAGCGGTGCTGGTTGGATTTCTCTGGATTACTGTAAACGACTTTAAATAAAACGGAAAAAACAGGATGCCCGTGGGCTGTGCGATAGATGCATGGTCTACGGGCTTTATTTTTTTTGTCTGTAATCCCCCCCTCAAAACGCTGCTGAAATCTCCGTATTTTGAAGGAGGTTATCCTTCGGATTGGAGGAATACCATGCAGGTGACAAAAGTGACGGCTGGTTTTCAAAATCAGACGGTTGAACGGAAACCTTTCACGGATGAGGAACTGCAAAGGGAATTTGACTATTACATGGCGCAAAAACTGCTGGAAAAGCTGCGGGAGGCAGACCTGATTTCTGATGGTGAATTAGACAAAATTACGGCAAAAAACCGCCAATCATTCTCTCCCTATCTGGCTCAGATTATGCCCTAAATGACTTGCTATTTGCAGGTGTCAGAGCGAATATGTCCGTACCGAAAGAGAGGTGAGAGGATGAAACGGATCACAAAAATTGAAGAAAATATGCTCCTCGAAAAGAGAAAACTTAGAGTGGCGGCCTACTGCCGGGTATCTACAGCCAGAGATGAACAGCTTGTTAGTCTGGCAGCGCAGAAGGCCCACTATGAGAGTTATATCAAATCCAATGATGAGTGGGAGTTTGCCGGACTTTACTATGACGAAGGCATTTCCGGTACGAAAAAAGAAAAGCGAGATGGGTTGCTGGCGATGGTTGCCGCCTGCGAGAGAGGAACGATTGACTTCGTCATTACCAAATCCATCAGCCGTTTTGCCAGAAATACCACGGACTGTCTGGAACTGGTGCGGAAGCTGCTGGACTTAAAGATCTACATCTATTTTGAAAAAGAAAATCTAAACACGGGCTCCATGGAGAGTGAATTAATGCTTTCCATTTTAAGCAGTCTGGCAGAAAGCGAGTCGGTGTCCATTTCTGAAAATGAGAAGTGGGGTATCAAGCGACGCTTTCAGAATGGAACCTTCATCATTTCCTATCCCCCATATGGTTATGACAATGTGGACGGGGAGATGGTGATCGTACCGGAGCAGGCGGAGATCGTGAAACAGATCTTTGCGGACACGCTTGCGGGGAAAAGTACCCACGAGATTGCGGAGGAATTGAATGAGCGGGGCGTTGCTACCAAAAAGGGCGGACATTGGACGCCGGGTACCGTCAACGCCATCATCGGGAATGAAAAGTATACGGGTGACGTCCTGTTCCAGAAGACCTATACGGACAGCAGCTTTAACCGCCATCAGAACCGGGGAGAACTTGACCAGTACCTGATGCAGGACCACCATGAAGCAATCATCAGCAAGGAAGAGTTTGAACGTGCCAATGCGGTTTTGAAACAGCGGGGGCGTGAAAAAGGAAATGGCCATGACACGGGGAGATACCAGAACCGGTACAGCTTTTCTGGCCGGATCTGCTGTGAAGAATGTGGCGGAAAATATAAGAGACGGATGCATTATAAACCCAGCGGCCAATATGTGGCCTGGGCTTGTGCCAATCATCTGAAAGATAAGGAAAGCTGTTCGCAGAAATACATCACGGATGATGCTTTGAAACTGGCGTTTGTTACCATGATGAACAAGCTGGTCTTTGGACATCAGATGGTGCTGCGTCCTCTTTTGCAAAGCCTGCGGGGGCTGAATGATCAGTCCCGGCTGTTAAAGATCGAAGAACTGGAAACAGCAATTGAGAAGAACAGGGAGCAGAAACAGGTGCTGACGAACCTGATGGCGAGCGGCTATCTGGAGCCTGCTCTTTTTAATAAGGAAAGCAATGAGCTTGCAGCGGAAGCGGAAGCCCTGCGGCAGGAAAAGGAAGGGCTGATGCGTTCTGTCAACGGGGATATGGTCAAAGTGGAAGAATTACAGCGGCTGCTCCGGTTTACATCCAAAGGAACCATGATGACGGAATTTGATGATGAGATTTTCTCTTCCTTTGTGGAACGGATTACCGTGCTGTCCAGAAAAGAAGTGGTTTTTGAATGGAAATGCGGACTGTCCCTGAAAGAAAGGCTGGTGGAACCATGAGACACATTCCGTATGGATACCGGATTGAAAATGGCCGGGCGGTCATTGATGAAGAACAGGCCGCCACGGTGCGGGATTTTTTTCAGAACTATATTTCCGGCATGGCGCTTATGCCTGCCGCTGAGAAGGTAGGATTAAATCTGTACCACGGGAGCGCCGGAAGGATGCTCCGGAATAAGAAGTATCTTGGAGATGATTACTATCCGGCTATTATCGACAAAGAAACCTTCGATAAGGCAGAAGAAATACGAATGAGCCGAGCAAAAGCGCTGGGGCGGGTGTGGGAACTGGAAGAAAAGAAGGACATCCTCTTCCCTACCAATTTTACCATGCCTGCAGTGAAAAAGGTTTCTGACGATCCCTTTGAACAGGCGGCGTATGCATACAGTTTGATTGAGAGCGAGGTGGATGGGGATGGAACTAAGTAGGAATATTACCGTGATCCCCGCCAGAAAGCGGGTAGGAAATACCGCCGCAATTGGGCAGCGGCCAAAGCTGAAAGTCGCTGCTTACTGTCGGGTTTCTACGGATAGTGAGGAGCAGGCATCCAGCTATGAGGTGCAGGTGGCGCATTATACGCAATTTATCCAGAAGAATCCAGAATGGGAGCTGGCCGGGATTTATGCTGATGACGGGATCACTGGAACGAATACGAAAAAGCGGGAGGAATTTAACCGCATGATCCAGGACTGCATGGACGGAAACATTGATATGATCATTACCAAGTCCATCAGCCGGTTTGCCAGAAACACCCTGGATTGTCTGAAGTATATCCGGGAACTGAAGGAGAAGAACATCCCGGTTTTCTTTGAAAAAGAGAACATCAACACCATGGATTCTAAGGGTGAGGTGCTGCTTACCATTATGGCGAGCCTGGCACAGCAGGAAAGCCAGTCTTTGAGCCAGAACATCAAACTCGGATTGCAGTACCGCTTCCAGAACGGGGAGGTCCGGGTCAACCACAGCCGTTTCCTGGGTTACACAAAGGATGAGGAAGGAAACCTGATCATAGAGCCTGCGGAGGCGGAAGTGGTAAAGCGGATTTACCGGGAGTACCTGGAAGGGGCAAGCCTGCTCCAGATCGGGCGTGGCCTGGA